CGTAGAGGGCTTCGGCGGTATCTTCCTCGCCGCCTTCAAACAGCAGCAACCAGTAGCTGTTCAGCCCCGTCATCCACGCCAGTGAGGCGTCGTTGATGCCCTCTCCCAGCAACGCCGTGCGGACTGCCCAGCGGACGGTGAGCAGGGTTTTGTCGTCGTCCGTGCCCAGCTTGGTGAAGCCAGTCTCCAGTCGTATCGCGGCTTCTTCCCACTCGGCGGCGGGAGCGGTCAGGGCGACGGACTGCCCGCCGAAGTGAAGCACGACCACGGTCGCCTCATCTCGCCACTCGGCTGTGTAGATGTCGGCGGCGGCGATGATGGCGGGCTGGAACGTCAGCGGCTTCATAGCCCGAGAATAGGACGGCGGATGCAAGTGTTCGCAGTGTTGCCCCTTACAACGGCGTAACGTCCGTGATACAATCCCCAATGTCAGATTGTTGCTGGACAACCAGCACCCCGCAAACCACCGTCAGAACAGGCGAGCAGGCGCGATGACCACCACGACCCGAGAGGGTCAGGAGGAAATCCGTGCCCCAATGCGACGCCAGAGCAAAGCCCCACCTCAGAACAGTCCCCGCCGACACCTTGTGGGTGAAGCGGCTCGTCCAGCAGTCGCACTGGAAGACCTACTTCTACGACGAACCCCTGCCCACCTCGTGGGAACCCGAGGCGCTGGAGCAGTGGAAGCACGAACTCAGCCCTGACGCTTGGCAGCACCTGAAAGCCTCGTGGCGGTCAGCACGCTCGCGGCAGAAATCCCGCCTTGAACGGACGATGCGGAGCGCCTGCCTGCGGGCGGGCATCACCCTGCCAGAACTTCAGAAAATCACCGACCTCGCAGCGGACTATGTGTCCGACCCCGACTGGGGGTTGTTCCTTGCCGCTGCCATAGAGAAGGGCAACAGCGCCGACGCGGTGCTCGCCTACCTGAAACTCAACGACCAAGGCACCCCGTGGGAAATCCTGCGGCGGGTCGCCCTCGGTCAACCACTGGAAAGAGGAAACCCCGATGCGTGACGACATACCTATTGCCCCCGATGACAGGGACGTGGACGAACTTATGCGGGAACTGCTGGGAGAAACCCCCGAGCAATACGCGGAACGGCTGGTTGCCGACCTGATGGAGGATGGCAAGCCCAAACCCACGGCGGAACCGCCACGGCAACACCGTCGTAACGTCCCCAACTATTACGGGGACTTTCCTGTTCCCGACTGTGGCGGTGAGTGGATGGAGAGTGGCTCGGGGAACTACATTCTGAAGATGGAGTTCAGCGACCCCGCGATTGGCACCGTGTTCCCCAGCAAGCAGGACGCGGGGATGTGGAGCGCGGTGTATGACGACGACTTCATCGCCGAGCAGCAGCCCTCTGCCTACGAGGCGGCTGAAGCACTGGTGCGGCTGATAGACGGCGACGACAAGCCTGCCGCCCAGCGGCGGACGCCCCGCCCACAGAAATGGACGGCTTCCAAGCCCAAGCAGGGGCGCAGGGGCTATTATCGGTATGCCTATACCAGAGATAGCGGGCGGTTCCAGAAAATCCTGAGTATCCGCGAAACAGTGAAGAAAACAGGTTGGTGCGCGAGCATTGACGGAGAAGTGGTGCTGAAAGACGGGCGTCCCCGCTGGTTCGGCACCGATGCGGCAGCGGCGGCGTGGCTGGACGATTACGTCGCCATTTGAACAACTGACTAGGAGAAGGCTGAATGAGCAAACTGAACACCGAACACTCCACCCCCAGCACTGACATCCACGGAGCACTGGGCGCTGCTGCCCTGCCCAAGGGCGTCGCCACTGAACTGACGGAGGACGAGATGCGCGAGACGGTTCAGGCAATTTTCCGCGACGCCGCTGAAACCCATCTTGAGGCTGCTGCTGCCCAACTGGGTCACTGGGCGGGCGAGGTCGCCGTGGCGGTGGAACGGATGCGTGCTGCGGGCATCGCCGACGAGGAAATCAAAGCCGTGGCAGGGCAGGGCATCTGGAATTTCGTGGAGAGATACGACCGCACGCAGGTGGGCACTGCCTGATGGGCGGGGGTTTACCAGAACGAGGCAGAGCAGCTACAATCAAATCTCCAGCACGGTGGACGACATCGGTTGGTTTCCTCAGCAGTTGGGACGTAGGGGTGGTTCCTGAAATCCCGTGAGCGGCTGGTTACCGCTCGGGAGAAAGGCGGAGCGAGCAATCGCTACCGCCTTTTTCTTTGCCCGCGCCGCCCGCGACTGCTACGCCAACTGCTACCCTGCTTCCTCAGACTGGAGCATATACAGATAAAACCCAGTCATCTCAGTCAGTTGGAAGTGCCGTTCGGGCTGGGGTTTATGCCTTCGCGCTCCATTTGAGCCATTTCTGGAACCCAGTCGTGGTGCGGGTTTCAAGCCGATTGCTTCCTCAGTGTGGAGTGTGAGGAAGGTATTTTTCAGGGTTTCCACGATTTTTTGGCGTCCTGCTTAACTTGAGGCATACAGATAGTGTATGTTCCTAGGTAGCAGTAGCGGACTGCTCCCCACTTTCGGGTAGCAGTCACGACAACGGGTGCCGACCAACACCCGCAACCGAGGAGACCACGATGAAATTCACCAACGCATCCGTCCGCGCGCTCAAGGCACAGGACAAGCCCTACATCACCGTTGAGACAGGCACCGAGCGCGGCGTCGGTCGCCTCGCCGTCAAGGTGTATCCGAACAAGCGCAAGGCGTTCCTCTACATCTGGTTTGAGGACGGCAAGCGCAAGGTCAAAACCCTCGGCTCTTTCCCCGACCTCGGCATTGCCGACGCCCGCCTCCAAGTGGCAACGCTGAGTGCCCGCTACCAGAAGACTGGCACCGCCCACGACGGGGGTAAGCACGACCGCCGCAAGACGGGGACGTTCGGGGATTTGCTGGATGCCTACATCGCCGATATGAAGTCGTCGGGCAAGCGTTCGTGGATGGAGACGGACAGGCAACTGACCTCATATCTTCGCAACCGCCACCCCGAGATGCTGAACACGCCTGCTCGTGATATCACCACGGGCGACCTCGTTGCCGTGCTGCGAGCCATCCACGACCGTGGCGCACAGAACGCCTACATCAAGGTGCGGGCGTATCTCAGAAAGGCTTGGCAGGTCGGGCTTCACCACGACAACGACCCCACCACCGAGCACCGCGCCGTCCGTTTCGGCTTGACGACGAATGTGGTGGACGCAATCCCAGCCAAGCGCGAGTTCAAGCGCGTCGGCACCCGCTGGCTGCCAGTGAGTGAAGCACGCTCCGTGTGGGGCGAACTGGACAAGGTGATGCGGTCGGCGGACGACGCCGTTGCGGGCGTCGGCGTTCAGTCAGCCGCCCTGCTGATGCTCTCACTGGTGACGGGTCAGCGGGCTGGCGAGTGGCGTCGGATGCGCTGGGCGGATGTGGACTTGGAACACGCCGACGGCGCACGGGCGCTGATACCCGCCAGCACCTTCAAGACGGGAATTGACCACCTCGTGCCGCTGGGCGAACTGGCGGTGTCGGTGCTGGAGCGGCTGGGCGCGTGGCAGGACAAGCACGGCGGTCGGTCGGAGTTGGTGTTTCCAGCACGGTTCAGGAGCAAGTTGATTGGCGGGGCGATGGCACACCGCACCTACGGCGAGGCGGCGAAACTCGTGGCGACTGAGGTGGGCATCCCCGACTGGACACCTCGTGACTTGAGAAGGACTTGGAAGACCCTCGCGGGCGAGGCAGGACTGTCCAAGGAAGAACGCGACTGGGTTCAGGGGCACAAGGCGTCGGATGTGTCAGCCGTCCACTACGACTTCTACAGCTACTACAGGGAGAAGCAGCAGGCGATGCTGAAGTGGGAACGCTGGTTCTCGGCGCGGGTGCTGGGCGACGGTCAGGGGGCAGTGGTCAATGGTCCGTGGCGGTAGGTCCGTGTTCCACGGGTGTATTCAGTGCCTCCTCTTTGCTCCACCCGAGGCGGTGGATACGGTTATATACCGTCTCAGGGAGCAAGTCCCTTTCCCTCGCTTGCTGAGCAATAGTTGGGGCATCTGTAGGGCGCTCTCTCACAGGGGTCGTCGCGGCGCGTTGCTTATCCCAGCCACGCCGCATACGCGCCCAGTAAACACCTCTGGAAACCCCTGCCTCCTGAAGCCATTCTGTTAGGGGTTTAGCCACACCATCAACCACCAGCAGCGAAGTGCGGGAGTGGCGGTCATCAGAGAAAAGGTTATACAACCTGCCTCCACCACCCCGTTCCCTAGTCCGCTCAAGCAAGGCGGTTTCCAACCTACGCGCCTCTGCTTCTGTGTCGCGGCGGGCAAGGACACGGAACTCAAAAGCACCGATGCCGTGAGTGGCAAGGTCGCTCTTCATAATAGGAGGGAGGTGGGCGGATGCCCCACGAGCGCGACGACGCAGCTTCTGCGCCCATACCTGAAAGCGGGCACCGAGGTCAGTGGTAGACCCAAGATAAAATCTCCCTGTTGCGTGGCACTGGACGGCATACACACCAACCCGCCCACTCATAGGCTCCCCACCCAACAGACGTTTTTTCAACGGGGGCAGGCTGCGTTTTTTCACTGGTGTCGTCAAAGCTTTCTCCACAGACCAGCCTGCTTCGCGGCGTTTACGGTATGTCACTCTTAGCAGTCCGTAGTGCTGCAACCAATCCGACAAAGAGCGAGACACCCCGCCGATAGAAATTAGTTTCGTAGTCATCGTATTTCCTCTGTCTCACGCGTGAGACAGCACCTTCTTCACATCCTCGTCGGCAGCCAGCCCAGCACTCTGGGCGGACATCCTGCGCCCGTGGCGGTAGATGTTGAACCGCTCCTCACGGTAAGCACTGGCTGCCCCCTCGCGCTCGGCGATGGTGTAGCGCGGCAACTCCTCGTTGATTACCTTCTTGAACTGTTTCGCACGGGCGGCGGTGAGGTTCACGCCGTCGGTGTGGGCGTCAATCACGGCGAGGGCTTCGGCACGCTTGGCTTCTATCAGGTCACGATGCAGTGCGCTGGCGACCTTGCCGAGGTTGATGCTCAGCACCTGCTCAACGTGGAACTGCCGCTGCTTGCGCGTGTGCGGGTTCCACTCGGTGCCCACCAGCGAGAACAGCAGGTAGTTGCGGTCGGACTTGATGGACTTCTTCAGGGTGTATTGGCTCACGGGGCGGCTCCTTTACTGCTGCTCAGCGCAGCGGCTTCTGTGGTGGTCAGGCACGCAGGCGGTTCAGCGCCTCCATTGCGTTCTCAAACGCCTCACGGTCGCCGCCCTTGTCGGGGTGATTGGCTTGTAGCACACGCCGCAGGGCAGAGATGGCGTCGCCCACATCGTCCCGTGAAGCGGAGGGGTTCAGCGCCCGCAGCTTGGCACGGGTGACGGCTGCCCTCTGCTGGCGGGCTTCCATCGCGGCGACTGCCTCGTGGCGCAGCCAGTCCAGCATCTGCTCGTCATCCCAGCCCACAGCGCACTGGCACCCAAACATCCAGTCCACCAGCTTCTCTTCGCCGTCAAGGTCACGCAGTCGGTTCGTCATAGCACTCATCGTTGGCTCCTCGGTCAAGCACCCGCTCTTGCGGATGGTGGTTGGTGATGATGGTGATTATGGCGGCTCGGTCACAAGGTGTCAAGGTCTCGTCCCCAATACTTGAGTTGGGGCACGGGGTTTTTTTGAGAAGCAGTGTTTCTCAAAATTTCCCGCCCCTGTTGACCCATTGAACAAGCGACCTTTTGACTGAGTGACCCTGTGACCTCGTGGGCTTGGTGGCGGGGTGCTCGGCTGGGATTACTTGAAGTGTCCCCAATAGTCTAAAAAATCACTTTGGCATGAATAGGGTACCTAGAGGGATAGGGTGCCCCCCTTCCGCGTTTCAGCCATACCCCCGCCCCTAGGGGGTCAGGTCACCCAGTCATCACATAAAAAATACACCCACACTCATAATCACTAATTCTTTTCTTGCTACATCACTAGCGGTATTCCGAATTCCCTTTTCACAATACCTTTGTAATTAGTAGTGGCGGACATTGGGGACGATATGTATATTTAGTGTGTGGGCTAACCACTCACACTTACTAACCAATACACCGAGGACACCAAGCTATGACATTCACTGACTGGTTCCGTGAGAACCTATCCGACTACGCCCACGACATCGCCGAGCACGGAGCGGACGCGGGGTTTCCCTTCATCACCTACTACTCGGACACCGACAAGGTGTATCAACAATACGAGGAGGAGTTGTGGGCTTGGCTCGCCGAGGATGCTGACGACTTCGGGTATAGCACCGTCTGCGAGTTCATCTCCACCTTCGGGCGTGCTGACTTGGCAAGCGACCCGATGTCCCTGCGCTGCCTCATCGTCTGGTATGGCTGCGAGCGCATTGCCCGCGAGGTGGGCGATGGGTAAGCAGGTAGGCAAGCGGCTGCCGAAACCGCCGCCACAGCCCAAGGACTGACCCACCAACTGCCCCGCTTCGGCGGGGCTTCTTTTTGTCCGCAGGAAGGCACCCAGCGGCAGGACGAGGTAGGCGTCGTGGGCGCGGTCACCAAGCCGCGCTATCACTAGAGGGATTGTAAGCAGTGGGCGCGGGACAAGGCACCGCTCGTGAATTGGCTTCGTGGGTGAGGTGCTTCATCACACAAGTTATAAATTCTCGGGATTGTTATATAAATTCGTGCCGCTTCTGGAACGCGAAATTCATACAAATTTTTGTGTGTCTTTAGTATTAAGAACCCTCATAATCAGGGCGCGATTTAAGTTTTTTTCGCCCCATTTTTAGCGCCTAACCTGTTGTCCTACTTACCATTCCTTTCCCCCTACAGTGCTTACATATCATTCCCCTTGCGTCACGCTTTGGGGTGGTCTATATACCCAGTGTGAGGCGGCTGGCGCATCTCACCACGACCGTAAGGAGTAAGAAATGAAAGTGTATGATGACCGAATGAAGTGGGACTGGAGCGGACGCCAGTGCGTCGCGGCACCGCTTGTTATAGATGGCGTGCCCGTCGCGGTGATGGACGGCACACCTGTCACCGACTATGGCGAGCTGGAGGTGGACTGGGACCGCTACCTGAGAAGCGACGCCGTGGCTCTCACGGTGGGGGTCAAGGTGAACCCCGACTGGTGGGAGCCGCTGAAGGCTGCGATGGAAGCTGAGGAGACGGCGGCTGAGGAGGCATACCAACAGGAGCGAGCACAGAAGCTGAAGGAGCACGAAGAGGCGCTGGCTGATGTCAGCCACCCCAAGCACTGGCAGGCGAGGGACACGGAAAGGCTGCTGAAGGCGGCGAGGGTATCGCCTCGGGCGGCTACGAAGCCCAAGCCGTTCAGGGCTGGGGGGTGGCGCTACAAGGGGCACTGCGCCCACTGCGGCACCCCGTTCGTGGCGGCTCACGCTGGCACGACCGTCTGCTCCGAGCGGTGCGCCAAGGAGCGCAAGGCGGAGCAGGCTCGGGACGGTCGTAAGAGCCGCGCCAAGGCAGCTCAGCACAAGGCGTGCGAGGCGTGCGGGGCACCGATGGCAGGGAAGCGCAGCCACGCCGTGACCTGCTCCCCTGCGTGCCGTCAGGCGCTGAAGCGTCGCCGTGACAAGGCGGCGTGAGCCGCTGGGTCGTCACGGTTCGGGGTGACCCAGTTCTGGACGCGGGTCGTCACGCTTCGGGGCATCCCAGTGCCTAGCTTGAGCGACCGAAAAGTGTGACAGGGGGCGGCTAACTGCTACCGCTAACTGCTACCCACTGCCCAGCACCTCGCCCACAACCCGCGCCACCACTAGGTCACGGGGTCACATCTCTATGGACCCGCCATCCATTTCGGTGGAAACAGAAGGTGGCTCATTTGAGCTACCTTGCCTTCGGGTTCGGAAACCCCAACTGGACCATTTGGTCCAGTTGTATTCAGGTGGGCAAACTCGTTTCAGTTGAAACAAGTTCTCAGGACGCCCAGTGGCGGGCAGGCAAACTTTGTTCAACTGAACAAAGTTCTCAGGACGCCCACCTCCAGCGGATGCCGTTCTTCCTGACCACAGCACCGCCTCGGTGCCCTGACTTCGGTGCCAGCCAGACCCTGACCAGTTTCCTGCGGCGGTGGTATGGAATAGTGGGGTCATCAGGCACGCCTTCCCGTGGACGCCAGACCGTCGTGGCACCCCAGCCTGCGGCTTCCAGTGCGGCGGCGAGGGTGTTGAGGGCAGTGCCCTTCTTGATGACGCCGTGCTCAACCAACAGGTCACGAAGTTCGTAGAGGCGGTAGGCAGGTGCGCGGTCACGCTCGGGGGCACTGCGCCACCACTCTCGGATTTCCTTGGACATCTGGTGGCTCTGTATCAGGTAGGTGACGGTTCCCATTTCTCAGCACCCCTGTGGTTTTATCCAGTAGTCAGGATTATAGCAGGGAGGATTGTAAGCAGTGGGGTGTGGGCAAGGTGGGCGAGGTCACGAGGTGGCGTGGTGACCTCGCCCACGAAGTTTGCCAGCGGCGGCTGAATGATGGGGTGATTTCGTGACCTCGTGGGCTTGGTGTTCCCTACTCCTTTTTCGTGCTGGGTATGTGCGTTTCACTCTCCGATTTCATACAGGCTTTTCACTCTCTGATTTCGTGGGTGCGTTACTCCTCAGTGCCAACACCACAGAGTTTCATACTCCTCAGTGTCCACACCACAGAGCGTTTTATCCTCTCACACTCCTCAGGGCTAACATTTCAGAGGGCGGGAGAATATAGGGGGGGTTCAAAAAGGGGTTCTATACAGACATTGTGGGGCGAAATGGGCTTGGTGGGCGGTGCCGAGCACGGATTTGGGGGTGGCTATTCGTCACCTGAGCGCCCTTGTTCGTCACCCGAGCGCCCTTGTTCGTCATCTGAGCGCCCTTGTTCGTCATCCGAAAAAGCACCTCCGAGCGTGTTTGAACGAGCGTAAGGCATTGTTTTGCCGACAAAACAGCCGAGCACGGCGCTCGTTTGGGATGACGATGGTGTAGTTTAAATCTCAGTTTTTAGGAAGAAGGGAAAATATATGGGGGGTGTAAAAGCGGAAAAAACACACCCAGAGGTAGAAAAGGTCGTGTTTTAAACTGCACCATCTACACCCCAAGGCAAAAACCCGTATTTCTTGAATAAAATCAGTGCCTTATGGGATGACGATTAAATTTGCCGAGATGACGAACAAGCCTTTTGGGATGACGATTAAGCCCACAAGGTCACCAAGTCATTGATTCTAATAGCTTTTTTACTCCGCGCTGTTCGTCATCCCACCCTCCTGCCGTTTCCGCCCCATAGAACTGTCCCACCCATACACCACTCTCAAAAACACTCCTCAGTGTCCACACCACCGAGCACATATAAAAGGGAGGTGCCTGAAACGCCGCCACCAAGTCACCCAGCCCACAAGGTCACGTCATACACATCATTTACCCCATTCTCCAAACCACCTCGCCGCGCTATCAACCCGCCACCAAAAATTTTTCACTCTCGCCCTTGACACCGTTATTCCGAGCCGCTACTATCCTCCCCATCGGCAGCATCACCGACTGCCGCAAACTGAGGAACCAAGAATGAAACGAAACCTGAACGCTTACCGCGAAGCCGTCGCCGCGCTGCCCACCGCCCTGAGCCAGCACCTGTGCTCAGCCCCGAGCGACGACATCAACGCAGACCGCGTGCCCCGCGCCGTGGTCAAGCGAGGGCACGAAGACCTGTTCGTCGGCACCCTCGCCCTCCTCCACGGCGACGCCACGAGGTCACTGGCTGGCTTCGGCACCTACGAGAAGGACGGGCAGGTGCTGGTGTGTGTTGACCAGCTTGCCATCCTGCTCCGCCGCTGAGCCACCGTACCCACCGCGAGCCGAACTGAAAAAACCGGATTTTCCCCGCCGGAACTACCCCCCTCGCTAACCACGAGGCTACTGAGGAGATTGAGATGAACCAAACTGAATTTGACCAACGACTGGCTGCCGCTGGCATCACCGACCCCTATGAGTTGAGTTCGTTGTGGAGCGAACCCGAGCTGGACGAGGAGTTCGATATGACCACCGCCGATATGAGTGCTTATCACCAAGGGGTTTTGGATTTGGCGGAGACTGGGGTGGCGGTTGTCCGCCGCGACCTGCCCAGCGAGTGGGAGAGCGGTGTAGCAGCCGCCTTGGAAACTGTGAGGCAAATAAAACCCTCACTGGTAGTCATCCAGTCCACGCCACGAGGTCGCGTCGCATACGTAAAGACCACGGTGCCGATATTTGAAGGAGCGGTAACGGTAACCGCAACGAACCCGCACGCGACTGGGTGTTCCCAGCCAGCAGGGCTGGCATCAGGCGTTGTCCAGACCACCCGCGACAGCTCCGACCCGCTGGGCACGCTGGCACAGCAGATGGGAGCCTTCACCACGTTGGTGAAGAGGATGGAAACAGCGGTGGAGCGAGTGCGGAACTCGGACGGCTACGCCAAGGTGGTGTTGCTTGGCAAGGCAGACACGATGCTGAAACCCTACGTCACACCAACGCGCGTGGAGGTGTCCATCCCCGCATCGGAGATGGATGACTTCGCTGCCGTGATGCGCGGCGAGCAGGAGGGCACCTGAAATTCACCCTTGACACCGTTAGCGATACCCGCTACTATTCCTTCCGTCGGCAGCCAACCGCTGCCCTTAACCGAGGAACCAAACGATGACTACGAACACCCTGCCCACCGTGCCCACCACGGCACCCTCGTGGGCAGCCCTGCGCCAAGCCGCTGCGAAACTCCGCAGCACGGGACAGCAACTGGTGCTGGATGCCATCGCCGTTGGCGACCAGTTATCCGCCCTGAGACCCACCTGCGCCAGTCAGAAAGAGTTTGTCTCACGCGTGAGACAAGAGGTGGGCTTCAGCAAGTCCTACGCCTTCAAGCTGATGAGCCTCGCCCAGCACCAGCAGCAGGTGCTGGCAGCCAAGCCCGAGAGCATCAGGCAGGCGCTGGCGGTGCTCAGCCCAGCACCCACCCAGTCCACGCCGCCTGCGCTCGCCACAGCGCCCGCTACGCCCACCACGTCACCCAGCCACCCCGTGACCTCGGTGTTCAGTCATCCACCCACCAAGCGCAAGCCGACGCCAACCATATCCGACGCCGAACTGGAGGCAGAAGTCACCCGCAGCCTCGTGCCCGAGCACATCATCAAGCACGCCGCCACGGCGATTGCTTCGGGGCAACTCGCTGCCGAGCATCAGCACCCTGACGAGTTCGTTGAGGTTGCCATCGCCGACGCGAAGTGGCTGGTGAAGAACCTCGTGACGGAAATGAGCCGAGGTGCCGACGGGGACTTCACCGACACCAGCATCCAGATACAGGACGCCGTGTTTGATGCGCTGGCGGAGTATTGCCGCCCCGCTGACGACGAGGACGACGAGGAGATTGAATGATGGGCGGATACGACTACACCACCACCGAGCGCCAGCGGCGCTACCGTGAGCGCCAGCGTGCCAAGCGGAAGGCAGAGACCCCTGAGCGCCACTGCGCCCACTGCGGTGCTCTCCTGCCCGCTGACAGCCGCTCTGACGCCCGCTACTGCTCCAGCAGGTGCCGTGTTTACGCCACGAGGTCACGCCAGCGCCAAGCCGCCGATGACTGACAGGCGTCACAGTTCGGGGTGGCGGACCCCCGTGGGGCGCAAGCGCGAAGTGTGACAGGGAGGTGAGACCCGCACGGCGCAGGACAGAGCACCGTGCGGGTGCTTGGGGGGTGTTACGCAGGCACGGTCATCAGGTCATCAGGTCAGCCAAAGCGTCGGGCAACTCAGCCCCGCCTGACACCAGCACGGACACCAGTCGGTCGCTACTGGGCACGTCCGTCACGACAAGGACGGGAGCCAGACCCTCCGCCGCCATATCCGCCAGTGCCTGACGGTCGGGTGCCTTGGACAGGGCGTTGCCACCAGCCAGCATCGTGAGGTTGAGGTAGGCAGCCGTGCGCTCCTCGTCGTTGAAAGCCTCGTCGTAGATAGCCATCAGGCAGCCCACCAGCATACGGTGGAGGCGACCGCTGGGGTTGGGGTCAACGGCACCAGCCAGTGCTCTGGTCAGGCGCTCCACGTTATCCGCCACCGCCTCGTAGTCGGCGTCCGAGCGCGGCAGGGGGTGATGCCCCGCCACGGCACGGATGTCGCCCACCTCGTCCACCACTTGGGACAGGGCGACGACGACCAGCACCTGCCCTGCGGGACAGAGCGTGTAGGTGCCGCCTACCACCCCGTCGGAGGTAGCCGTCATCAGCGTGCGCTGGGCGTTGGACAGCGCCCCCACGAGGGCATCCATACACGGCACGTCCGTGGGCTTTATGTTCTGAAAGGCGAACGCCATAGGCAGTGCTCGTGCCCAGTCAATCTCGCCGTGCTCGTCCATCAGGCTCTTAATGGGTTGGGGTGAAACCATCAGTTGTTCTCCTCGGGCGTAGTGCCCTCTGTTTTCTCAGGTGTGGGGAAGGCGTCCACCGCCAAGCCCACGCAGTCACGACATACCCAGACCGTGTTCACAGCCCAAGTCGCGCTATCACTCCGCTGCTTCTTGATGGGCAAACCCACGCAGCCCGCCAGCTTCCCGCAGCACCAGCACGGATGCAGGCTGTCATAGCGAACGACGGGGGTGCTGAAAAGCGCGGTCATTGGGGGCGCGGCGTCAGGTGGTCAGCGAGTTCCCGCAACGCCTGCGCCTCCTGCTCCAGCCGCTGTGCTTGTTCCCGCAATACCGCTGCGGCATCCAGCGGTTGGCTGACGGCACTGGGTGCCAGCCCAGCAGGTGCCGTGTCACGGATGTGGTATACACTACCCTGCTTGGTGCGGTTTACGCGGGAGATTTCCAGCTTCGTATCCGACAGGGCGGACTTTGCCTGCCTGCCGAACCAATACGCCGATTGCATCCCGTCCGCCACCTCCCGCGCCCACCAGCTTGCTTTGGCGGCGACTACCTTGCTACCCACACCGTCCGTGTAGGCATACGCACTGTCAGACTTCAACGCCTGTGCGAACTTCGCCCTGTCAAAAGGTCGCAAGGTGCCAGTATTAGCGACCGCCACCCTTACGATGCGGGCGATGCCTGCCCTTAGCCGTGCCTTGTCAGTTCCCTCTTCCTTCAACAACATCTCAGCCTCCTCAGTCCAGTTAGTGCCATCACTCAGCCTCCTCGTCCACGCCGTCCATCCAGTCACGGATTTCGGCGACATCACGGACGGCGCGCTCAAATTTCCCCAGCATCGCCATCGCCTTGGCATTATCACCACGCCCACGGCGATACTTGTCGTCCCACTTCAGTGCGAGGGCTTCATCAATGACCTCGCCTTTGGACTTGCCTTCGCGCAGCGCCAGTTTCTCCAACTTCTCCCACGCTTCCTCTGAGCACCGTACAGAGATGCTTTTCGTTTTCTGGGCGGGTTTCACTCGCTTCATCTCGTTTCTCCGTCTAGTCGGTAGCTTTTACTTATACCACGCCTGCCCCCTAGAGGTAATGCTTTTGCGTGAAAAAAAGTCTTGACAAGGATTTTGAGGGTGCTACTATTCTCACCGTCGCGTGACAAAAGCGCGACACCCCAAAGGCACAGCGCCTTGGGATACCGCTCCTTAACAACCAAGAGGAACCAACGATGAAAAGTCTGAACGACTTGGCTCTCGTGGCGATTGCCAATGAGAGCTTCGCCCGCGACGCCCAACGGCAGGTGATTTACCTGACTGGTAAGCCGAGCGACTTTGACTGGCAACTAGGCGGCGACCCGCACTGCCCACTTTGTGGGGAAGCGATGGAAGCCGAATACAACCTCCACCCATCTTCGGACGAGACGAGCATCTTTGACGCGACCGCTGAGTGTGAATGTGGCACGGCGTTAAGTGGCATCTGCGAAACACACGCAGGTGCTGATGCGAGCACTGGTGTATGGGACGACAGCGTGTATGTGACGTTGCCCGCAAGCGCGTTGCCGACGCACTAACAACCCGCTGCCACGGACGGCGGCACAACCAAGAGGAGAACGAGATGACCGAGCAAACCATTACTGAGTATGTATGTGAGGCGGTGCCCGACCCCACCGACCTGCGTCGTGCCACCTTGGCGCAGGCGATGTGGAAGGTGCTGGAACAGCGGCGCAGGGCACTGGACTTTGACCAACCGTTTGACCGCCTGATTCTGGAATGGGCACACGTAGATGTGGAGCGCGACGAGGCGTATGAGGTGTATAGACGCGCCAACCATAAAGCCGAGGCGGCGTGGCGCAAATGGCTGGACACCCTGCCCAAGGGACCGCCGATGCGGAAGAAAACTGGCAACTGAGGAGAACCAAGCAATGACCGTGCTATACGAGAACTACCAACTGCCCGAGCCTTGGGTGATTACTACCTTGGACGAAGGCAGAGGCGAGCGACTGGGCACCATCACTACCCTGCCCCGCGTGCACGAAGGCAGGAACTCCGACGGCAGCACCTTCCCGCTGGCGGAACTGCCCGAGGACACGCCCAAGTATGTATACCTTTCCTGCGGCAACCGCGTGGGCTACTACAGCGGACACCCAGTCCAACTGAGGGACGGGATGCTCCTGAAGGATGTCATTGAAACCCCCGAGGAGAAGGCGAGGAAAGCTGAGTTTACGAAGCTGCTGTATGAGATAAAGACCGCTGCCCACAAGGCGTTGAAAGGCGAGGAAGACTACGAGGTGGTGGACGCCAAAGTGGAGCACATCCTCAACAGTCCCGCCGCGCTGAAGCTGAAGCGCGACCACGGGTGTACCGACGACGAACTCCGCGAGGATATTGAGCAGGAACTCTGACCAACCCCCGCTGCCACGGACGGCGGCTTAACCAAGAGGAAACCACGATGACCAAACGTGAGAGAGAACAGCGACAACTCATCGCCCACCACGGACTGGAAGTGCTGAGCGTGAACAAGCGCCATCACCACCAATACCTATTGCGCCACCCAGTCACGAGGCGCACGGCGAAGGTGGTGTTCAGCAAATCGCCGAGCGATTACCGCGAACCGAAACAAGCGGCACAGGTGCTGCGTGCTGTCGCCAAAAGGCTTTCGCACTGAGGAAACCGAAATGAGAATGACAATTCAGGAACGAAAAGACCTGTGCTTCGCCACGCTGGATGAGGTGGCGATTGAACTGGGCGTCAGCAAACAACGTGCCGCGCAGATTGAGAAGAAGGCGTTGACGAAAGTCCGCGTGCTGTTCCACGACGCAGGACTGGACGATACGGCACTGCGCGAACTCGCCCGACTGGAGGACTGAGATGCCACGGAAGAAAACCATCACGAGAGAAGAATTCATTGAGCAGGCACGCAAGGTTCACGGCGATGCCTACGGCTACGGTGCCATCCCCGAGACGATGAAGACCACTGACAAAGTGGAGATACACTGCCTCCGCCACGGGACATACGAACAGGGTGTTCGCTACCACCTTGCTGGGCACCGCTGTCGGGAGTGTGGGCTTGAAGACCGTGAATACCCATACGGGCACGGACACGGACGCGCAAAGGACGGCACCGCTGCCGTCATCACCAAGGAGATTTTTCTGGAGCGGTCGCGGGCGGCGCACGGAAGCAGATACGACTACTCGCAGGTGAAGTGGGTGAACACCAATACACCCGTGACCATCGTGTGCCCAGAGCACGGGGCGTTCATCCAGTTCCCCCCAAACCACTGGGGCGGGCACGGCTGCCGCCACTGCGGATATGTGGAGAGTGGACTGGCAGCACGCCTGACGGTGGAACAAGTCGCAGCCGACATCGCCGAACTGGCGGATGGTCGGTATGAGTTCGTGAGTGGTGATCCACACGGCGAGGTAGTCATCCGCTGCACCGTCCACGACACCGAGTTCACCACAGTCCAGCCGCCGCAATTCCGCGCCCGAGTTCGCCGCTTCGGCGTGGCTGGGTGCCCTCAGTGTGTCCACGACAGGGGGCAGCGCAAACGCCGCCACAAGCACCCGAGGCTGGGCACCATCCGCGAGGACACCCAGCGGCTGCGCGAAGAGAAAGGCACAAGAGCCGCCCTCATTTGGACGATGCGGGCACGAGGCGACACGTTGAGAGAAATCGGGCAGCGTTTCGGGTTGACCCGTGAGCGCGTCCGCCAAATTGAGGCTGCGTGCCTGAAGTTCCTGACCACCCCGCCGTTGGCACCGAAACCGATGACGGAGCCGATGCCGCCATCACTGCCGCAAGACGGTGCGGTTTTGAGGCATTACCTATCTGTCCGTGCTGGCAACGTGCTGGGGCGGGTGGGCATCCTCACGCTGGGTGACCTGAAGGCATACCTGAACGAGAACAAACGCTCGCCAGAAGAGGCGCTGATGCGGCTGGACGGTGTTGGCGTGCGAGTTGTTGAAGACATCCTTTCACTACTGGAGAAAACAAATGAGAGCAGCAATGACGATGGCAGTTCTGATGGCACTGGCGACGAGCGTGAACGCGAAGTCCGCCGACTGGGAACAGGGGTATGACGAAGGCTGGGAGCGGGCGTCCTGTTCGCTCGGGGTGGTGCTGGATGTGTACGACGAGTGCTTGGAAGAGCAAACGGGCACCATCCGTGCCGCCATCAAGACCTGCACCCGCGAGGTGTGGGACAACGATGACGAGGCGTTCGTTGACCAGATGTTTGAACGAAGCATAGAGGAGTGCGAATGATGGGAACGCTTTTCAACCAAATACCCCGATACCAAGCCGCCAACATCCCGAGCGACGGCGACGCCATACGCGGCGTGCTGGCAACAGTGGAAGACCTCCAGAAGAACCACGCACTGACTTTTGAACGAGCACTGGCAGTGGTGGCAGAAGCCCGCAAGGAACGCCACGCGAGGTTCCTCCAGAACGACCTTGATGCGAAGGACGAGCAACTGGCTGGCTTCGGGGAGTTGTTGAGGGAGCACAACGAAATCTTCGGCGGGTTGGCGGAGGCGGTGTTGGAAGTCAAGGACGCCCTTGAAGACATCCGTGCCGTGATGGAACCCAGCGAGGAGGACTGATGACCCAGATGAAAGGTGTTGGCGCGAAACTTCACCCCCTGACCCTGAACAACAGGGAACTAATCCAAGCGGCTGGGTCGGCATCCTGTATAAGCTGCGGCGAAACCGTAGCCGCAGACGCCATCGTGGCTTTTGTCGATGGGAGCACGTCGGTGTGCCCGAACTGCGGCGCAGACGCCTTGCTCCCGCTGACGACGCCAGAACTAGCGAAGATGCTGCACAAGGAGTGGTTCTCATGAAGTGGTCTCCACCGAATGACCTGAACTCGGTTTTGAAACGAGCGGCGCTGAGTTCATACCGAGCGATAGACAAGGAACGCTGCGTCGTGTCCTTCCCCCAGATTGTTGCCGACGCCGTGGATGACCTCTGCCGCGACAACGCCCGCTTCGCGCTGCTCTGGAGGGCAGTAGATAAAGCCGACCGCGACGGCGCGAAAGCAGATGCCATCGACATGCTGGAATTGATAGACGTCCACATTGAGCCTGAAGACGTAATGGAGGGCTGAGATGGAAACAGAACCCACCAAGTGCCCCGTGTGCGGCGGGCACCTGAGCCACATCAGACCGACAATGGTCGTTATTGACGACTTGGCAATCCGCTTTCGTTGTGACGACTGCGGCACGAGGGTTATCTACGAAGCCCCCTTCGCCACCGAGAAGGCGGAAGTGAGTGTGGACACCACCAACTGCTCTGACCAAGAAGCACTGGCACGCTGGATGCTGGTGCGAGGGACACAAGGAGAACAGGAATGACGCTCACCGAACAGCAAGAAGACTTCATCGTCGCCGCCACCGAGGAGGTGGTGGAACTCATCCGCCAGAAGGCTGGCGTCATCGCCGAGATGACGGGCGCTGCCAGTGGGGACGAAGCCGAACTTCAATTCGTGGGCGCGGTGCTCGCCCTGCTCGTCGGGGACGGGATGTGCCCGCACTGTATCAACCTTCAACTGGAAGAGGTGGTGCGGGTCGCCGCCGAGGCGGACGCTACCAACCAGCCCACTGAGAGGAGACATTGAGATGAAAACGAGAAACCCCGTTGCCCGCCACCAGTCAAAGGCTGGGAAGGGCGGTGCCCACACCGACCGCAAAAGGGCGCTCAAGACGCCGCGTAAGGCGAAGCACAGGGCTGCCCTACCCCTCGCCCTCGTTATCGCTGCCCTGACGCTGGCGGGGTGCGAGGAGCCGCTTCCCGCCCACTACACCGACTGCGGCGTTTGCGTGAATTACTGGCGCAGCGAAGGCGGTGCGGCAGTGGACGATATGTGCGGCTTGCTCTGCGAGTGGGAGCAGGAACGCGACGACCTGCGGCGACTGCGCCGTGAAATCCGTGAACCGAACGTGAGGTGACGACGATGCCCGACTACGAAGCCATTATCCAGCGCCTCTCTGAGGAGATTGCTGCCCTGAACACCAAGGTCACCACACTGACCGCCGAGCGTGACCGTTGGAAGGCACGCGCCAAGACACTGAAGGGAACCCTTACGGAGAAGCGGATTACCGACCTCCAGAAGGAAGCCGAAGCCGCGAAAAAGGGACAGGCGGCGGCAGAGAAAGCTGCTCGGGAAGCGCGGGAACGCGAACGGAAACTGCTGGAGCAGGTGATGAAGGGCTGATGGGTAATTTTTTGCGCTGGGGGTTTGCGTTTTGGGCGGCTTCGTGTATCTTTGCCTTTGTAGTTTTTCCCGCAGACCACCGTCAGAACAGACGCGCAGGCGCAACCCCAACCCACGGCACCCTTGTGCCTGAGTGAATGGAGTTTGCGCCAGTGACCTACGAAGAAGCCCTCGCCCGATACCACGCAGCACCAGCCAGTGCGGAGTTCCCTGCGCGGGTAATCGCCGCCGTGCTGAATGTCCACACCCGCTGGCTTGACCGCGACCGCCAGAGTGGGCACCCCCTCATTCCTTTCCTGCGCCTCAACGGCGAACCCACGGGGCAGGTGCGCTATCGCAAAGAGGATGTGGAAGCCTACCGCGAACGCAATCGTGTCGGACGCAGGGAGGTCGCGTGATGCCTGTCACCGCCACCGTGCCCGCCTCCCCCACAGCACCCAACGCGCAGGAAGCGAAAGTCCTTGTCCGCCTGATGGCACTCCACGCCGAGGGCGTATTCAGCGACGACGAAGTGATGCGGCTGTCAGGGATGGACTTGACGCAACTCGCCTCCCTATTGGGCAACTCCCAGTTCGTGAAGCTGATGGACAGGGAAAGGGCGAAGCTGACGCACACCAAGCACCTCGCCAAACACTTCGCCCGCAAGGCGACCAGTGAGTTCGCACGCCAGTTGCCTGACCTGATGAAGGACGAGGACATCGGTGACGCGATGCGGCTGAAGTATGCCGAGTTCGCCGCGAAACTCGCCAGCGAAGATACCGTGGACGAGGGCGTGTCCCTCGCCGACCGCCCGAACGCCCGAGGTGAAGGTGGCGGCTTCCGCTTGGTAATGCACATCGGCGACCAAGAAATCGTTCTGGACACCGCCCACAACGCCTCGCAGCGCGAACCGAAGGTGCCCGACGAACCCATCACCATTGAGGGCGAGACCGAATACGCCGACCTCGCCAGCTCGCTGCCTTCCATTGAAGAAGAACTGGAGTTGGAAGGCGCTACCCACGAAGAAGCCGAAGCCGCTATCCGCACGCTGGACGCTGCCGTCGGAGCCTTTTTTGTAGATAACGACGACCTTGCTTACGAACCAGAGCAAGATTGAGGAAACCGCCATGTCAGAACTGAGCAAGATTGCCGATGCCACTCGGCAGGGACTGGGTGACCCCCGCGCCGTTGTCCTGAAACAGATTATTGAGCGTGCCCGCCACTCGGCGTTTGCCATCCACACGGGCAAAAACTACGCCCCCGCCCGCCACAAGACCCAGCCATCCAACCCGCCCGAATACGGGCGCACGAAGGACGGCGAGTGGTATCAGAAGAAGCGCCTGCTGGAACTGGAAAACGGACTGGCTGTCGCCCTTATCGCCAAGCACCTCGCGGGCGAAGCGCGGCTCGGCGTGTATTTTCACGAACCCGACGCCACCACCATCCGTGTGGCAGTGCTGGACTTTGACGACAAGTCGGGCGAGGTGGGCGACGGCGTGTGGGAGAAAACCGCCAAAGTAGCAGCGTCCTTGCGGGAAGCAGGAATGAACCCCGTCGCCGAGCGGTCAGGTGGCGGCAAGGGCACCCACCTCTGGTTGCTGTGGGATGAACCACAGGAAGGCAAGGATGTCCGCGCAATGCTACAGAGTGTGCTGGAGGAGCACGGGCTGCGCGAGGGCACCAAGGGGCTATCCGAAGGCACCGTGGAGATTTTCCCGAAGCAGGATTACCTGCGGTTGGTCGTTGCGAAGGACGCTGATGGCACCCCGCGCCCGACGGGTGCCTATGGCAACCTGTGTGCCCTGCCCTTCAACCGCCAGTCGGCGTTGCTGGACGACGACGGCAACCCGATAGAAATCCAGCACGGCTACCAGATGCCGATTTCCCCTGCGGTTCCGACGATAGTTTCCGCGCTTGACCCATCCAACGTGCCCGCCGCCATTCTGGAACACGCGGCGGCAGTCAATGACGACCTGAGCCACGGTATCGGCGGGGAGAAAAGCCATTCGCCGCCGACGCTCCAAAGGGTTCAGGATGCGATGCCTTGGCTGGATGCCGACGACACCCACCTCTGGCAAGCAACCGTCCAGTGGCTGAAGCGACTTGGTGACCTGCTCGGCGATGACGAGATGAAAGCCCTGTGGCTGGAGTTCAGCGCACGAGGCACCAACACCGCGAGGAACGACCAACCGCGCTACGACCCCGAGGTGATGTGGGATACCGCGACACCTCGTGTTGACGCGGGAGCCGCAGCGGGTTCCCTTTTCAAAGTTACCCGTGAAGCAGCACTGGCTGCGATGAAGTCCGACAGCGGTGCCAAGGCGTGGTCAAAGGACGGACGAGCCGCCTACATCTACTTGCTGGCGCACCACACGAAGGTGCTGGAAGAAGAGTATGCGGGTGGTGCTTACCCCAGCGACAAGGGACTGAAGAACGCCGCCAAGGAGATGAAGGACAACGCCGAACCTTCTGGCGCGGATGTCGTGTCCCAGCAGGCGTGGGAGTTGTTCATTGACCAGTATGGCAACCCTCGTATCTGGATGGACACAGGCAAACGCTTTGACGCCTTGATAATCAGCAGCGATGCCTTCGTCCGCCACTGGAACTACGCCCGCATCCAACAGGGTGAGAAGGCGCTGAGTGAAGCCAAGATGGGGCAGCTTCAGCAGGAGTTGGAAGCCCGTGCCGAAGTGGAAGGCGGCGAACATACCGTCCACCTCCGCACTGCGCTGGACAACGGGGACTATGTGCTTGACCTTGGCGATGACGACGGGCACTGCGTGCGCGTCAACGCCAACGGCGTGACCGTTGAGAAGAACACGAGGGTGAAGTTCATCCGCCCTCGCGGCTTCGGCACCTTACCGATGCCTGACCTGTCATTCCCCACACCGCGTGACGCCTTCCTTGAGTGTCGGAATATGAACGCGATGCTGTTGCTGAAGACCAACGATGCGTTCTGGATGTGGCTGGTGGCAATGTTGAACACCCTGATGTGCGACACCCCCTACAACCACATCAACTTCTGGGGCGAGAGTGGCGTAGCCAAGTCGTCGGGCATGGCACTGAGCCGCTCGCTGATTGACCCCAGAAAGACCAGACACCAAGCAGGTAGCACACGGCTGGACAAGGAAGCCATCAACGCCGCCGCTGCGGGTCAGCGGATGCCGTGCTTTGACAACGTGAAGAAAATTGAAACCTCCGTTCAGGCGTATATGTGTGCCGCGATAACAGGCACCGAGGCGCAGGAACGTGCCCTGTATACCAACTTTGAATTGGCAGCCTCAGAAGTTCACTGCCCGCTGACGACAACCTCCATCCACCCACTGGCAACGGAACCCGACCTGATTGAGCGGACTGTTTCCCTGCCGTGCGCCAAACCGAAAGCCTACATATCACCCAAGGTCATAGCACGGAAGCTAGAGCAACAAACACCTCGTTTCACAGGCGCGTTACTGGTGATGTTGAAGGAGGCAATGGGGCGCTGGGACGATGTGCCCGATGCGCTGATTAACCGCCAACGCTTCCTTGATTTCGTGCGGCTGGGTGAAGCCCTGTTTATGGCGATGGGGCGTAAGTCAGGTGCTTTCCTTGAGGTGTATAACCGCCAACGCCGCGACAACACCGCTGACCTGCTCGCGGGACGGGCGACCTCCAAACGGGTCATCAAATACCTGCGACAAGAAGCAGAGAAGTTGAAAGGGCGGCGGCTTGGCAAGGAAGACCCTGCCAAGCGAGCGGAAGCCGCCCGTGCCCACCGTTCGTATTGCTACGACAACGGTGACGGCACCGTGGTTTGGTGCGGCACTGCGTCGGTGTTTTACAACCTGTTCACCAAAGTGGAGCCAATTACGATGGATGAAGCGAAGCACGATGCCTTCCCCTCATCCCCGCATTGGTTGGGGCGCGTCCTCAGCACTGACAGTCCTGCCTTGCGGCACATCGGCATCCACTTCACGGGCGGCAAACGCACCAAGTGGGGGAGCCAGATGGAGTTCGCCGTAGAAATCGAGACGTTGGTCGCTGGTTCCTCTTGGCTGGACGAAGAACTGGGTTTCAAGGAAGTGCCCACCCCTCGCCAGACTACCGACGCGGATGTTGCTGCCGACGCCTTGGTGAAGAGGCTGCGCGATGGCGGGATGTCAGATAAGGAGATAGTGGCGGTGATGCGGAGTGCCGCCGCGAACGCGAACGCCACCAAATAAAAACCCCCTGCGAATGACAGGGGGAGAAGTGACTGAAAAGAACCTGCCGAGGTTCCTGACGCCGATACTAGCCCACAGGAGCCTGTGATGCCAAACGCCTACTTCGTCAGTGAATACGAGATGGAACAGTTCAGCCACCGCATCTGGCGGCTGGCTGCCTATCTCGGAATCAAAACCAGCTACACCCCGCCCGACGAGCGATACACGGCGGTCACCAAGGGGAAGCGGGAGCGCCGCGAAGACCTAGACCCCAGCGCCATCATCAGCTTCAGCCCGTGCGCCACCAACGAGCACGGCGAGATAGAAGCCTGCCAACACCTGCGCGAGTGTGCTCGGGGGAAATGCTGTCAGGCGTTCCACCAGTTCTGTTCGCACCCCACCTACCCCAACGAGAAGTCCGCCTACCTGCGTGCCGACCGCACGCCTTGCCGCAAGCGGTTCAGGGCGCTGTTCTCGGACTGAAAAAACCCCGACCCCCCGACATGGCAGAAAAAGGGGGTGGGGTTGGGAAACCCCTGCGCCAAAAGGAGGAAAGACGCAGGGGGCGTGGCACTCAGTTGGATTGGTTCGGGTCGGGTGCGTTGGGAGAAGGCTGCTTCTCAGCGGGCTTGGTGTCTTTCTCCATCGGCACCTGATGCTTTGTGTTCGCTCCAGATTTCTCGTATTTCATCTCGTCACCTCTTGCTGCATTTTCCGTTTTTGCGGTAGTTCCCGCCGCGCTTCTGATATGCGGACTTGGGCTTCCGCACGACACCGCCATCCGCGAGGTTGATGGTGCCACCGACACCTTGTGCCGCCTTGGCGTTTCCAGCGTTCGCACGCACGACACCGCCATCGGCGTATGACTGCTCTTCCATCTGCCGCATCCTGCGCTCCATTATGGAACTCAGCTTCTCCTCACCGACCTTCGGCTTGGACTTCGCCTTGCGACTGGCGGCTTTGTCCTTCGCTTTGACGGCGGGCTTCTTCGTCACCGCGTCCGTCTCGGAGCGACGTTTTTTTAAAGCCGCCATGACCTCTTCGACACTTGCCATCAAAAACCTCCAACTTGAAATTTCACGGGTGGCTTACCAGCGGCAAGCCAGTTGTCATACAGCGCAGGCTTGCCAATCATCTGCGCCCACTCATACAGGAAAACTTCGGGTTGCTGGATAATCATCCGCTGCCGCTGTTCGGGGGTGGCGTCCAGCAACGCCTGCTTCGGGTTGAACGGTTTCTCAGCCTGCTTCGCCTTGGGGCTATGGCGGCGGAGAAGCACCTCCTGTAACTCGGTGTCATACCGCAACGCATCGGATGCGCGGAGCCTGCCAGATGCCTTATCGGCACGGAACTGAGCGATGGAAGCGTTCGTCCTGAAGTGCCCGTAGGGGTGCGTCGGTTTGGGCTGGGCTTCAGGCTTCTGGACGGGGATGGCATAGAAGTTCCCGTGCGGGATATCACTGCCGTCGGCGAGGAACACGCGCTCCCGTTTCCCGTTGCGCCTGTTCGGTGCCTTCGGTTTCGCAGCCTCCTCCAGCGCCCTCGCCATCTCGGCAGAGGGCGGCACTGGCACTTCCACCAACGTGCGGATACCGTTTTGTTCCACGACGGCGAACTGCTTCTTCGGTGCTGGCTTACCGCCTGCGCGGCGACCTTGTGGCTGCGGTGCCTCGGCGAACGGGACGTTGCCCATATTTCTGTGGAAGTCGCTCATTCAGGCACCTCCACTTCTTGGAGCGTGTAGCCGCTGATGGCATCGCCAACAGGCATCATTACGCGCTTCATCCGCTTCGGTTTGACTGGGGGACGGAACTCAGCTTTCAGCATCCCCTCCCTGTTGTGCTTTGCCAGTGCCTGCCGCTCACGCTTGACGACAGCGGCGTCATAGGCAGCCCAGAACTCACTTTCATCCACCAAGCCACCAAACTTCTTCAGCACCTGTTCAAGCGGTGTGAGAAACGCCTCCTTGCGGTCGTAGGCGTCCCACGCTTCCTGACTGGTCGCTCGTTCCACCATCCAGCGGAGAACAGCGGCGTCGGCGAGGTCATACGCCTTCAGCGCCTTCTCCACCTCAATGTCATCCACTACCTGCTTGAGCGGCAGTCCGCGACGGCGATACTCCTCTACGCGCTCGTCAGGCACCACGACCAGTTGGTTGGTGCCGCCAGAGTAATCAGGGGTCAGCCACATACTGTTACCCTCCTCAGGCGAACACCGCGCCAGCAGGTGTTCGGTGAGCGTGCTTGCGGAGCAGGTCAACAATCTGCTCATCACTCTGGGAAAGCGGCGGGGTGCCTGCCAGTGCCACAACCGTCTTGGCGGCGATGGCACCCTTGCCACCAGCGATGAAGCGAACCACCACCCAGTAACTTTCGTTGGTGGGCAGTTCGTAGGACGCCGCACTGATGTCCAGTTCACCGTCGTGAGGTTCACGAAGCAGCATCAAGTTGTGGCGGCTGCGGTTGACGAACCAATCGGCATCCTGCTGGTTCCACGCCAGCTTGGGGTCGGTCGGAATTGCTGTTGCTCGTTCAGTCATTGTTGCTCTCCAGTCAGCGGACAGTATCGGGTCTGTCCCATCCCCTGCCGATAACCGACCCGCCGCGCATCTCTGCCTCGGCTGCCGCTTTCTCGGCACTACGAATAATGCGTTTCAGAGCGTCCCGCCCAATCACCGACTTCGGCGGCAGGTCATCACGCTCGTTCCACTCAAAAATCTCGTCCAGCACCTCGTCCACTGCCGCCTCGTCATCCGAATACCAAGCACGGCGGTAGCGTTCCATCAAGCGTTGGCGCTGCTTGATGATGCGTCCCTTGTAGCCCTCGTCGCGCTGGCGGGTGTCATAGTGCTGCTTCACCTTGGCGGGCGTAAAGCCCAGCGTCTGTGCCCAGTATTCCGTTGGACCGAAGTTCTCGGCGCTCATACGCGGGATGCCGCTGCCCGTGGTGAGACCCTGTTCTTCCCGCACCTCCGCCTTCAACCAGTCGCGTATCTGCTTCGGTGCGATGGAGCCGAATACCAGTCGGGGGTCTTCGCCTTCGGCAAGGCGTTTCGGGATGTCAAACGCGGTGAGGAAGAAGCTGACAGTCGGTCCCGTTGCCTCACCAACTGCCTGCGTCCACTCAGCCTTACCTGCGGTGACATCAGGCGGCGTGTCCATCAACGCCAGTTCACCCAGCGAAACACGGCTGGCAAGGTCAGCACCCGTTGCGTAGTTCACGGGTCCGTAAACAATGACCTCTGCCGTGTCCTGACCGAACTCCTTGCTCAGCCAGTTATAGAACCAAGCGTCGGGGTCGCGCAGCCACTCCTCGTCTTCCATCACCTGACCGAGTGCCCACATCATCAGGCGGATGGGTTCAAACAGGATGCCGCTGGTGCCTGCCGCCATCCAGTGGATGAGCATCAGGTTGCCCAGCACTCCCGCTGCCTGCTTGCGGGTGAAGGCGCGGGTGTTCTTGGTGACCTGCTCAATGACGCCCTCGGAGAACCAGCCCGTGTCCTGCATCAGCTTCGCAATCTCGGCGCGGTTGGTCGTGTTCTTACCGCCTGCCTTATCCAGCCACTGCTCCACCAGTTCGGTGCGGTTGATGGTTTCAGGGACGGCGGGTGTCCTGTCCATCCAGTTCAGGATGCGGGTTCGCATCTCGCCACGAGGTGCCACGGAACCGCCGTAAATCATCCCGCCCATAATCCGACCGACATACTCGTAGATGCCGAGCGGAAACATTTTGAAGCGGAACAAATTGCTCTTCACGATGCCACGGAATATCGGCGGTTTGTTGTATTCCTCGTAGCCGAACTGGCTGGTGTTCACCGCCGCAGCGGCTTCGTAGGCAGCGTTCTGCTCAACCTCGCCAGCCAGTGCCTGCTGTGCTATCTCGCGGGCTTCCTTCCTGCTGGCACCGCGCTTCACCAAGTCGTCGGTATACCTGCCGAGTTTCGTCTTGCCCTCCTTGGTGGCAGCGTCTTTTTCAAGGCGGTAGGCAGCAAGCCCCACCACACCTCGGTTCATATACTCAATAATCTCGGGCAGGGCACGGATGAGGTTCATCACCTTGTCTATACCCTTGCGGATAACCCCCGCCTCCAGCGACGAGTGTTGGATGTATTCCGCGAATTTCGTGCTGAGGTCGTTGGTCTTGCGGAGGTTGTCCATCACCCGCTTCTCGTCATCCGACAGCACCTTGTTCTCGCGGTCGGTGAGCATCAGCCCGTCAATCTCCTTGACGGTCGGTGCCAGCGTGTCGGCATCCATCAAGATACGCTGAGCGGCACCGCGAAAACGCATCGCCTTGGACAGCACCGTGGGGATGGCTTCACGCCAGTTCAGCCCCGTCAGGTCGGTGAAGGCTTTCGCCATCGCACCGATGGTCTTCAGCGTGCCGTATTTGCCCGAGAGATACGGGAAGCCCGTCAACACCATCTGCGTGCTGTTGAGCATTGAGTAGCCGACGCTGCCGAGATACACGGCGGTCGTGATATCCGACAGGTCTTTGGACAGGTTCTGCTGCCAGCGGGTCAGCACCTGAGCATCCACATCGCGGTTGTTCTGTAGCCGCCCGATGAGGTCAAGCACCGCCTGTGCGTTGGGGTCGCCGCGCAGGCGCATCGCTTCTGCTTGGTCACGCAGCGCAGCCATCGCCTTGGTTTCAACAGGCGAGAGTTCCAAGTTGGAGGAGTAAACCGCCTGACTGGAAGCCCACGAAGCGAACGACTGTTCAAAGTCCTTGGAGAAGCCCTGAACCCGCTTGCGGTTGACCATCCCGCGTGCGAGGTCGCGCTTCATGATGTGCTGTGCCATCACCTCGCGCAGTGCCTGCTGGGTGCGAGGGTCTTCAGGCAGGCGTTCTCTCAGGCGGGTGAATACCTGCCCGATTTCGCTGTCGCGTGGCGGCGTCCACTCGTCCAGCGAAGTGACCGAGTTCACGGACTGGTAGGTATCGTCCTTCTGGAGCTGCTGCTGGCGGGCGTTGGCGTCGCCCTCGCTGGGGTAGAGTTCAAAAACACGATCTACCACTTCGGCGCTGTAGTTCCCCGTCAGCGGGTCGCGCTCGCGGTTCTTGAAAATCTGGAGGGTCGGGTTGCCCGTCAGCAGCTTTTCAATCTGGGCGTTCAGTTCTTCCTGCGTGGGCGCGGTGATGTCGTAGGTGCTGCGGGCTTCCACCACCCACTGACCTTGGCGGCGCAGCGGAAAGTAGGAACCGCGTATCTCGGCAACATCCAGCGTCTTGGCTGCCAGTTCTATCGCGTCAATGATGTCGGCTTTCGTCAACACGGGCGCATCGGGCAGGGTGATGGCGGCGTTCTGCCCTGCCGTGACCTTGGCGGTGGCGGCTCGCAATTCCTGCTGGAGGTCGCTGAGCAGTTTGTGGGCGTTGTCGCGGTCGGCTGCCTTTTCCAGCAGGTGGTCCGCCTTGGCACCGAGTATTGCCTTGAGGTCAATCCCCTGCGAATACAGCATTGAAGCCACGACGTTGCGAAGGCTGTCCACCCGCGCCTTGTGCTCGTAGTCCAGCACGTCCTTGAAATGCTGCTGGGCGGCTTTCCCTTTCGGTAGTTTGCCCAGTTTGTCCCACTCCGCTTTCGCCAGTCGGTAGCGGACATCGCCGAGGTTGTCGGGAAGCGCATCAAGGTGCTTGTGAACGGGGTCGCTGCGCGACTTGTCGGGGCGGATTTCGTGGAGGGTCGCATACGCCATCGCCACCGACAGTTGCTTCCGCACGTTGGTGGGGAGTTTCCGAATTTCCCGTAGCAGGGCGTTCGCCTCACGCACCGCCTGCTGCTGTTCCAGCGTGCGAACACCGTAGGCGTTCACCACCGCATCCAGTGCCGAGTATGGCGTGTCAACCTGCTGGGGCGTGCCGCCCATCTCGGTGCGCTGCTTGGGCAGGAAAATCTGAACGCTATCCACCAGCGGGGCGAACTTCTGGCGCACCCGCTTGAGGGTGTTGATGCGAAGGAAGGCGCGGCGGATTTTCGTCGTCCACGAGCGCGGGTCAAGGTTGCCGAAGGTGCGGTCAATCCAACCGCGTTCCGCCTCGCGGAAGTCTTCCATCTTGGGCGGCGTGCCCTGCTTCTTTGACCGTTGCTGCTGGCGTTCGCGTTCCCGTGCCGAGGGAGCCACACCTGCGCGGCGCTGGCGGCGGGCGGCGGTTGTCCGCGCCTGTTCACGCTCGGTGCGCTGCTGAGCCTTCTCGGCGCGTTGCTGCTCGCTGGCGGCTACCTTCTCAGCCTTGTGGGCGGCTCGGCGCTTGGATGCCCGCTTGACCCCTTGGCGGCGGTCACGGGCACGGGCGACCTGTTTTGGCGTCAGGGCACCTTCCTTCTCGGCGGTGGCGAGGGTTTCCTCGTGTAGCTTGGCAGCCGTTTCGCCGAGCGTGCCCTTCTCCACGGCTTCGCTGATGCGTTTCGCCGCGCCCTTGGACACCCTGTCCATCGCCCCGAGTGCCTTGCGGACATTGCGAGCGGCAACCACGGCGGGCACCGCGCCACGGCGCATCGCCCTGACTGATTTAGCGGCGGCGTCCAGATTTTTCTGCTCCGCCTCCACCTGCTTGACCGCCTGCTGAACCTTGCGGATTTGGTTCTGGATTTCGCGGCGGGTCTGGCGGATGTCCCGCCCCCCTGCTTCACCCTGCCTCAGCGCCTTCAGCCGTCTCCCACTACTCACCAGTTCCTTACGGAGATTGCTCAGGGTGCGGCGAGCCTCGGCGAGGCGGCGCTTGAGCACGGCGTTGGCGTTGTCCAGCGAGCGGGTCAGGTCGTGGGCGGTCAGAACATCGGTCTGACTGGGCTTGTGAAGCCGCTTGATGACCTCGTTGATGGCTCCCCGCTGGTCTTGGCGGCGCTGCTGCGGTGTGGGCTTGGGCTGTGCCCTGCCACGGCGCTCCGACGCCATAGCGGGGCGTCCAGCGCGTTGCTCGGCGGCGATGTTCAGCCCCGTCAGCGCCTCGTAGGCACGGGCGGCGAGGCGGCGGTTGGTGTCCGACCCCACCTTGGCGGTGGCGCGGCGGTAGATGCGGTCAAGCATCTCCGTCGGGTCGGTGGTATCCAGCAGTTCCCTGATGTATTGGCTTCGGGTGCGGTCGGACATCGCCTGCCCGCGCACCTCGGCGTAGGCACGGGCGAGTTCGGTGAGTGCCGTGTTCTCAGCACTCAGCCTGTCCAGTTCCGCGAAGTCGTCAATTACTGAACGTCCTTCAGCCTCAGCCCCTGCTTGAAACGCTCCTTCCGCATCGCCACGGTCGGGCGTCCGCGCTGCTTCGGCGGCTCCACGGAGGCGTTCACCGAGTTCTGCTTCCTCGGCGGTGCTGAAGGGCTGCCCTGCCTGACCTGCCTGCCCGCCGTCAAATGGTCCGCTACCTGCGGCTGGCGGGACGACTGTTTCCCCTGCTTCCGATACTCCAGCTTCAAACGGCTGCCCGTCTTCGGTGGGCGTCCGCGCTTGCCCGCTATCCACTTCGCCATCTCGTGTCCTCGCGTTGGCTGCCGCTGCTACGGCATCAAGGTCGGCGTCCGCACCCACCCCCTGCTCAGGGGAAGGAACTTCAGCACCTGCGTTCGTCGGCTGCCGCTCGGTGGCGTGAATTGCCGCTGCGACATCGGGGTCAACAGGCTCAGGTTGGGAAGGCACCTTCTGGGAACCACGGCTGGGTTCTGCCTGATTGATAGCAGCCGCTTCAGCGTCACCAGTGATGCCGCCCGTTTCCGTGTCCAGTCGGTCGCGGCTCAGTTCACGCGCCGTCGCAACGCCTGCGCCTGCCACGCCACCGTAGCCACCGCCTGCCAGTGCGCCCCAGCCACCGCGTTCCATCGCCTCGGCGAGTTCCATCTGGGCTTGGGTGCCCAGCCGCTCGCCGACATACTCAATGATGCCTTCCTGAACGAATTCCGTTCCCGCCTCTTTCCCAGCCGCCTTGGCACCTTCAGCACCGATGCGCTTCAGTGCCTGCTTGAAGCCATACTCAACAGCCTCGTTCAGCACCTGCTCGGTGACTTCCCGCCCTGCGTTGCCGATACCACGGGCACCGATGCGTTCCAGCAAGCTGCTGGCGACGGCGAACGGTGCTGCGGCGATGGTGTCGCTGAGGGTTGCCTGCCCCTCCCGTCCGTCGTTCTTGGCGCGTTCCTCGCCAATTTCGTGGGAACGGGCGACAACATAGGCGGGGAGGTTCAGCGCCACTGCCACCATATCGCCTGCTGACTGGATGCCTGTCTCGCCGACATATCCAGCCGTGGCTTCCAGCAGCCCCGCGTAGGTTTCGGGGTCGGTGATATCAAACTGCTCCCACTGCCCCTTGATGACATCAGGCACATAGCGGGCTTCGCCGCCGAAGTCTTTCTCGCGCCAGTATTCCCCTGCGCTCCCCAGTGGGGTCGGTATCCCCTCGTCGCGCATCTGGCGGTATTCTTCGCCGCCCACGAAGCGCCAGCCCTGCTCGTCGTTCACCAAGGCGAAGGTCGGGAGGGTGTCTTCCGCCCAAGTGGCAACATCCTCCGCCGTGCCGAGCAGGTCACCAAACAGTCCAGTGACGCGCTCAGCCGCGAGGCGGGCGGCGTTGCTCCAGTAGCCCGTTTCTTCGTCACCAGTGGGCAGGGCTGGGTAGGTAGTAGGTTCGCCCCCGCCAGCACGCTGGAGAGCTTCAACCGATGGCTGTTCGGTTCTGCTGGAGGGAGCGAATTCGGTTTCCGCCTCAAGCGGCGCGAACAGGTCGGCGAGGCTGCCCTGTTCCTGCGGCTGGGGCGATGGTGCTCGGCGGTTGATGTGCCCGAACACCTTCTTCGTGTATCCCGTGTTGGCGAACAGGTCTTTCCTGAGCGGGTCAATGCCCGAGTTGTGGGCTGCCACGGCACCGCGCCAGAGGTCTTCCTCCAGTGCGTTGGGGTATTCGGCGGCGAGGGTATCGTAGTGCTCGCGCAGCATCCGCGCCGTCTCGTCGGTGGCGTGCTCCACATTCCACGGGTCAAAGTCAGGACGCCGCTGACGGATGGAGTTCACCGTCGGCTCGTAGAACTGGAAGATGCCCTTACTGCCCTCGGGAGAAAGGCTCTTGTCGCCGTGAGCCGCAAGTTTCCTGCCACTCTCCTGCTCAGAGATACCCCACAGCAGCGTAGGGTCTACATCGTATTGGGCACCGTAGCGGGAGAACAACTCGTCGTAGTCGGTGTCGTCCTCAGCGAAACCAAACAACTCGTTGAAGGTCGGGTCGTTCGCCACAGGCTCGGGCGGACGCTCCAACTCAGGCGCAGGAAGCCCCAGTTCCTCCTCGTCCTCGGGGGCAAGGGGCGCGAACAGGTCGGCGAGTGCCATTTACTGTCCTCCGCCGTATGCCCGCTGCATCTCCTGAATAACTTCTGGCGGCACGGGGTTGCCGTCGGGCAGCACCAGATTGCCCCTCGCATCACGCCTGATGTCGTCGCGGGACATCCCGTGCTTGGACAGCACCGCGTCCACGGCGCTGGTATTGCCTTGGCTGGCTCCAGCACTCACCTTGCCGCCGCCCGTGCGCGAACTGCCTGCCACGGGGGACAACTGGCTGGCGTCGCCGCCCACACCGATGAGGTCTTTCTCCGCCTTGGAGAACGCCTTCTCCAGCGGCGTCCCTGAGCGGTAATACTCCATCGCCCGCTCGGGCACGGTGGAGCCACCCGTGCCGCCCTTACCGTAGAGTTCCTGCTGCGCCTTGGAACCTGCCCGCGAGAACGCCGCGTCGGCGCGGGACTGCGCCATCTTTTCAAAAGTGCTCAGGGTCTGGCGGTATTCGGAGGCGGACGGCTCACTGGACTTGCGGGAACGCGAACCCCCGCTCCTGTAGTAGTCCGACAGGGAACGCTTGTATTCAATGTCGGCGTCAGCGCCTTCCAACTCGGTCGGGTGAAGGTCTTTAGCACGGCGCTCTTCGCCACGCTTGGATGCCGTTTCAGCCTTGGTTTTGTCTAGGTCGGCAATCTCCTGAAGGCTCATCATTCCATACATCTGCATGTAGCCTTCGGGGTTGGTCAGCGGGTGCATGATTTTCTGGAGGGTGTCCTGCGTCAGCGGGATGCCGTCGCCCGTGGGCTGCCCCGTTTCGGGGTCCATATTCGCCAGTAGCATCCCGCCCTGCCCATCAGGCACGGCGATACCGAACTGTCCGTCGGGGATGTAGCCGTAGAGTTTCGTGACCTCCTGCGCGGCGGCTTGCGGGTCGGTGTCCCACAGCGCCAAGGCGTTCTCGTAGGCTTCGTTCGCCCCGATGTAACCTCTGGTTGCCAAGTTCTCCAGCCCCGACATCAACATCTCGTCGTCTACGCCGCCCATCTCGTAGCCTTCCAGCATCTTCCTGCGGGCAGCCTCAAGGTCGGTCCACTCGTAGTTCACTCGGTGCTGGGTCTGCTCTTGGGGCAACGGACCTTCAACCGCATCCTGCATCGCGGCGACCTGCTCGTCGGGCATCGGGATGGCACCCTCATAGGTCTGGGTTTCGGGGCTTATCCCTTCACCGAATAACCGCCTGCCCTTGCGCTCGCGCATGTCTTTCCCGAGTGCCATCCCCGTTTTGACGCCCGCGTTGAGTGCTCGCCAATCTGCCATCGTTCTCTACCTCAATGAATTGCTATCTGCTGCGCCTCGGCAGCGAGGGGTTTAGGTGTCAGGGCGGCGTCCTCTACACGGAGCGCCACCTGCTGGAATTCGGGGTCAATGCTGACGTGGAGCACGGGGTTGCGGCAGGCGTAGAGGGCTTCGGCGGTATCTTCCTCGCCGCCTTCAAACAGCAGCAACCAGTAGCTGTTCAGCCCCGTCATCCACGCCAGTGAGGCGTCGTTGATGCCCTCTCCCAGCAACGCCGTGCGGA